AATCAGGCATTGCCAGCGTATGCACGGAAGACGGTTTCTGCGCTGCGCGGTGAGGACGACGCGAACTATGTGAAGGTGCTTGCCGCTATCACACAGGATGCACTTGTCGATGACGCTCTGGGTGTTGCACCGTTTAACGAGAAGCAGATCAGGGAACGTGCCGACCAGTTCTTCAAGTTCTCCACTCTCGCTAACTTGACTCTGCCTGTCGCGCTGATGCGGGTCAGCAAGTATCAGGTGCAGTTGGATGCCTGGCACAACCTGTCAGCTGACGACTCGTTGACATACGTGGAGAAGGTGAACCGTTTCCGTGCCATGTATGGCGACTCGTACATGCCGTTGACGATGTCCACTACTTCCGCGAAGGCGAAGAATCTGGACCCGACGTTGGAGACGTGGCGCACTGTCATCGACAACCCTGATCAGGTCGATTTCATCGCTGGCAGGTATGGCACTGATGCTGTCGGTGTGCTGGCTGCTACGTCACCTGATGGTGACATGAATCAGGGCGTGTACAACTATTGGCTTGATCAGCCTGCTACTGGCACTGACGGTAACTGGAAGTCGAAGGCACCACCTTACGAGATTCAGAAGAACAGTCAGGTCGCGAAAATGTGGGCTGACTATTCCAAGGTGCGTGCATCTAGGGATGCCGCATTGGCTGGTCTTGGCGTGAACCCTGAGACGGGTCGCCCGTGGACGATCACTAGCAACGCCGCCCGTGATGCTGGTATTGCTGAGAAGTGGGACACGTTCAAGGACGGCATGGCGAAGTCGTACGGCGACGTGTGGACCGTGTACGGGCCGCAGGCTTACGCCTCACAGGTGCCGAAGACACTCGCTGTCGTGACGCACCTGCTGGGTGACAAGAAGTTCATGGCCGGTGCTACTGGGAAGTCCCGCGTTTGGCAGGACCTTGCGCAGTACATGACTGTCCGTGCTAACGCTGTCGCAGCCTTGGCTACTGATTCGCCTGATGCGTACGTGAAGGAGCAGTGGGCTAACTGGTCTGGCTCTTTCAAGGCCGTGTCGTCTATCAAGTTTCAGGACTTCTGGGACACCTATTTAGAGAACGATGACTTGACTGCGGAGGTACCTCGTGGCTGAACCAGTCCCTGACCCGTTCGCCCCTGGGGGCGGCACTGCCCCTTCTGGCACCGTGCCGTGGGCTTGGGGGAAGAACGCTGCCGGTCAGCTCGTGGCTAAACCTGCCACTCGTGAGCAGGTGAACGCGCAGCTGTTGAAATGGTTCCAGGGTGACACCACTGACGGTATCACTTGGAACGTCCTGGCGAAGACGTTGAAGGCTGCCGGGTACTCCAATGACGGTTCGTGGGGTTCAGTGAAGAAGCAGTGGGACACGCTCCTGAACGAAACCACTGCCGCTGGTGGCGGGGCAACCGTGTATTCGTTCCTCGGTCAGCAGGTGCAGGCAGTGCAGGGTTTCAAGCAGCCTGCTGGCGGCGGAGCCGCTGCCTATAACGGTCCGACTTCTACGACGCAGATCACGAACAAGTTCGACGCTCAGGCTCTCGTTGACGAGACGCTAGTGAACTATCTAGGTCGTGAGGCGAAGCCGGAAGAGCGGGCCGCGTTCTTGAAGCAGCTGAACAGCGCGGAGCGTGCGAACCCGCAGGTCAGGACACCGAACGGGAAGCACGCCGACACGTACACGGGTGGCTTTAGTGCTACTGCAGCGCAGGATTTGGCGAAGGATTTCGCCACTGGCGCTACCGATTATGCGGAGACTGCCGTGAACACGACTGGCTTGAAACTGTTTGAGCAGGCTATTAAGGGTGAAGCGAGGATCGTCTGATGGCACCGAAGCCTGCACCTAAACCCGTCACGCCTGTGCGTGACACGCTGGACCCTACTGAGGCCGCGAAGCAGGGCGGTATCCCTTGGTCGCTTGTGCAGTCCGACGCTGGACTGTCGAAAGTGTTCGCTGACGCGCAAGCGAACGGCTGGTTCGATCCTGGCAATCAGGTGGGTCAGCAGAAGTTCATTAACGCTGTGGCGCAGACGGACTGGTTCAAGCAGAACTCTTCATTCGCCCGCCAGTACCTGTTCTTGAAGGAGCAGGGCGGTGCTGCGTTCGATGAGCAGGTCAGTACTGCGAAGAAGCAGGTTCAAGCGCAGGCCGTGAAGACGGGTGCGCAGCTGGATGATGCTGCGCTGTCGAAGTTGACTGAGCAGTACATGATGAACGGTTGGGGCACGCAGGGCAGAGAGTCTTATCTGCCGCAGGCTCTCACTGGGCAGTTGCCTGGTTTCACTGCCGACTACCTGAACTATTCGAAGGGTTCTGCCGGGAAACTGGTGGACCAGTTGAAGCAGGTAGCGACCCTGAATGGTGTGCAACTGTCTGATGGCTGGTTCCAGTCCGCTGCGCGTGCGGTGGAGGGCGGTCTGGGGACCGCCGATGACTACTTGCATGAGATTCGTAGCACTGCTGCGTCTGCCTACCCTGTGTATGCGGACAAGATCAAGTCCGGTTTCAACGTTGCTGATCTTGTCAGTCCGTATGTGAACACGATGGCGAATGTGCTGGAACTTGACCCGACGCAGATCAGGTTCGATGACCCGATGATTCAGAAGGCTGTCGGTGCTGTGGACGCGAAGACTGGTGCGCCTGCTGCTACTGGCATGTGGGCGTTTCAGCAGCAGTTGCGGTCTGATCCGCGCTGGCAGCAGACGGACAATGCTTATAAGGCGTATGCGGAAGCTGGGCAGTCGGTCCTGCAAATGTTTGGATTCAGATGAGCAGCGGTGCAGTAACTGGCGGCACAACTACCAGTGTCGATCAGGGCGTTCGTGACGAACCGGCTATCGAGTACGGCGCACCGGCACCGTCAGCGACGTACAACGTCGATCCGGCACCGTCCACTTCAGGTAGTGACTATTACAGGCAACTGTATGAGGCTCAGCAGGTTGAAGCCCGTCAGACTGCTTCTGCTTTCTTGCGGGACATGCTGGCACAGTACGGCCTTGGTGACCTTGCTGGTGACGTTGATTCCCTAGTAACTCAGTGGGGTACGAATGCTGGTGTCCTGACGGAGAAGATCAGGGACACGCAGTCGTATAAGACTCGCTTCGCTGGGCTGGTGAATCTGCGCAGTAAGGGCATCACTGACGTGCAGAACGAGGCACAGTACTTGCAGTTGGAATCGCAGTACCGTCAAGTGTTCCGTGACGCTGGCCTGTCTTCCTATGTCGGTGATGCTGGCTCTAAGGCTGAGCAGGCTGCTATCGCGAAACTGGTAGGCGATTACAGCCTGTCTGTGAATGAGGTGAAGCAGCGCGTCGAAGACGCGAGCAGGATCGTGAATAACACGAACCCTGACGTGCTTACACAGTTCCAGCAGTACTACGACATTCAACCATCTGACCTTGTTGCGCAGGCTTTGAACATTAAGGGCAGCACTGAGTCGATCAACTTGAAGGCGAACGCTGCGCTGGCTGGTGCCGCCGCTAAGGGCTACGGCCTGACTGCCACTGCGGGCACTGCTGAGTCGATTGCTAACGCTACTGCCGGTACTGGCGACCTGAACGCGAAACTGTTGAATGAGCGGTACGCGCAGGCTGCGACTGTTTTCAAGGACACTGCACGCCTTGCCGAGATTGAGCAGGGCCAGTTGTCCACTGAGGATGCGTTGCTGAATGAGTTCAGTCTTGACACGAATGCAACCGCCAAAGTGAAGGGCTTACAGTCGCGTGAGCGTGCCCGTTTCTCTGGCAGTTCAGGTATTTCTAGCGGTTCGTTGAAACGCAACAGCGGCGTATAGCCCTGTCGGCTTACGCCGACACTGCCCCGAATGTCGGCGTAAGCCGACTCCAAGAACCACCCCAGATCAGCAGGCCCTGGGGTTGTCAAGTCCTGTAGTCACAGCCACGCCCACTTCCCCAGTGATGCGTGCGGGTGGCGATCAACCTCAAAAGGAAATGGGAGTAAGTATGTCCGAGTACGACGATTGGGACGACGAAGACGGTAACTCTGGCGACGGTCAGGATGCCAACAGTGCCATAAAGAAGGTTCGCGCTGCTGATAAGGCTAAGGCCAAGAAGATCGCGGAACTAGAGGAACTTCTTGGTTCCACTAGGAAGGCACTGCGGGATCGTTCCGTGAAAGACGTACTCACAGCCAAAGGGATCAATCCGAAGATTGCTTCGCTGATTCCGGCTGACTTGTCCTCGGAAGAGGACATCGAGACGTGGGTTTCTGAATACGGAGACGTGTTCGGTGTTGCCCCTGTCTCGGATGGCGGGCAGCAGCCTGCACAGACTGACCCGAACACTGCATCGCTGAAGAACATCGGCAACGTGCAGGCAACGGGTCAGGCATTCACTGGCGATGTTGACCAAATCCGGTCACTCATCGAATCCGCGAACACGCCTGCAGAGCTTGACGCTGTCATGGCGCAGTACCGGTCCCAGTAAACGCAGGCCGACGTTCGGCCAAGACATTCAACTACTCACACCTTTAAGGAGGTGAACGCTACATGGCATATACAGATACCACCGCGCTAGCAGGACTCGTCAAAACCGCGTATGACCGTTACGTCGAGTTCGCTCTGCGCTCACAGCCACTGTTCCGCAGTCTCGCGGATAAGCGGCCAGTCCAACAGGCAATGCCTGGTAACTCTGTCGTGTTCTCACTGTACACCGATCTGGCTGCAGCGACTTCAACACTGACTGAAACGACTGACCCTGAAGCTGTCGCACTGTCTAACGTGTCTACCGTTTCGGTGACACTGAACGAGTACGGCAACGTCGTACTGGACACCGCGAAGTTGGAAGAGTTCGCATTCAGCGGTGTTGACCCTGCGATCGCTAACCTGGTCGCATACAACATGGCTGACAGCATCGACAAGGTCGTTGTCGCTGTCCTGATCGGTGGCAGCAACGTCATCTACTCAGGCTCAGCAACTTCCAGCTCAACTGTTGTCGCTGGTACCACGCTCGCTGGTGCGAACATTCGTAAGGCTGTCGCTAAATTGCGTGCCGGTAACGCTGTGCCCCGTGAGGGCATGCTGTACGCCGCGTACACGCACCCTGAGACTGCTTTCGATCTCCGCTCGGAGACTGGTGCATTGTCCTTTGAGGACACGCACAAGTTCACTGACCCGAATGTTGGCAACATTCTGAATGCAGTGTCGGGCACTATCGGTGGCGCGTACATTGTGGAAACCCCACGTGCGTACAACGCTACTGATGGTG